AAAGAAAGATCAGGAAAAGGTCACAGCAGCCGAAGAAACTCTTCGCCGTTCCCCACTACCCATCTTTGTAGGATAACTAAATGTCAGATAACGAATGGTCAAGACCAGCAGCGCCCCCTCCACCACTTTTTCTTGGAAAGAAAGAGCGCGACCTTGTTAAGCAAGTTAATGATGAATTAGTAGAAAAGGTTATTGGGCAACAGATTCTCTACTATCCTATTGATATGGAATCAACAAATTTTCATGAGCTATATGGAGAGGCTATAGAAAAAACTTTTTTGCCTCCAGTTAGAGTTTATGCTCTAGTTAACTTTGATGAGGAAGGATCTTCATATCTTGATTCCGTTGGCATTGACAGTATGTCACAGATAACTGTACACTTCCATAAGCGAAGACTCACAGAGGATCAAGATCTCTTTGTACGTCAGGGCGACTTTGTTCTCTATGGCGAGAGATACTACGAAATAGTAAAAACCTCTTCATCAAGAAAACTTTTTGGTCAAGTAAATAATACATTTGAAATCTCTGCTACATGCAAGAGAGCACGCAAGGGACTATTCGATGCTACCTGATAACTTTGATTTTGCACAATTACCAGATGATAGAGATAACTATACACTGAAAGAACTGGGGATGCTGTCATCTCGTATTGAGGATATAGATTATGCTATAACATCATGGCTAAAAGAAGATTTAGATCTATCAACCACAACAAATGAAGGCTACAAAAGAGTTCCTGTATTGTGGCAGACACCAGAGCGAGCTTTTCAAATTAAAAATGACCATGACTTAAGGCACCCCGTAGATGATGGAGACGGGGTCTTTACACTTCCTGTCATCACAATTGAAAGAACCGGAATCACAAAAGACCCAGCTAGCAAAGGCGGCTTTCAAGCACACCTTTTTTCAGACAAAAGAAATGGAAGAACGGGTCGCATTGTAATAGCAAAGCGCATTAAACAGGACAAAACTAGAAACTTTGCAGTCGTTGGAAATACGCGCACGAACAGTGGCGGAGCCCGTCAAAAGTTCTTTCCAAGACAAAACAAAAAAGTTGTTGTTGAAACCTTATCTATACCTATCCCCATCTATGTCAATCTTGACTACAAAATTATCTTAAAGACTGAATATCAGCAGCAGATGAATGATCTCGCACAACCGTTCATGACGAGAACAGGTCAAATAAATTCGTTTGTCATGCGTAGAAATGGACACATCTATGAAGCTTTTATTGACCAAGGTTTTAATCAATCTAATAATGTAGCAAATCTTGCAGAAGATGAGAGGCAGTTTACAAGCGAGATAAATATAAAGGTATTAGGATACTTAATAGGCGAAGGCAATAGTGATGATAGACCCATAGTGACGAAAGAAGAAAGTATAGTTGAAATTGCATTTCCAAGAGAATCTATAGTTCCGGCAGGAAACGACAACTTTTTTCTAGACTAAAGACTTCCTGAAGTCCTTTGCGCCCCAAGCCTACTATTTAAACATGATTGATTATGCTTTATAGCATGTTTATTTAAAAAGTGAGGAATAACTAATGCCCGTAAAAAGTTTTAAATTTGTGTCTCCCGGCGTATTTATCAACGAAATTGATAACTCTTTCCGCCCCCGTAGACCAGACACCATTGGTCCAGTAATCATTGGACGCTCTGTCAGAGGTCTCGCAATGCAGCCAGTCAAGTTGGAATCATATTCTGACTTCCTGACCATGTATGGAGATACTGTCCCCGGTAACGCCACAGGCGATGTTTACCGTGACGGAAACTACCAGTCCCCAATGTATGGAACCTACGCAGCCAAAGCATTCTTGGATGCTGCCGTTGCTCCAGTTACTTATGTCAGACTTCTTGGAGTCGAGAACGATAACAAGACCGCAGCCGGTGTTGCTGGTTGGAAGACAACTAACAACCCAGCCGCTGCCCAAACTGACAATGGCGGTGCTTTTGGTCTTTGGGTTTTCCCATCTAGTTCTGGTGAAGAGGCTGTAAGTAACGACCCCTCCGATGCGACGGTTGCTGATATTGGAACAGGCTCATTGGCAGCAATTTGGTATGTTGATGAAGATGCATCTGTCCAGCTATCTGGTGCTGTGGCAAGAGACCCAGACCACTTTGGGCAAGGTGTTGGCAAAGTTATTGAAAGCGATAGTGAGGGTAGATTTACTGTCGTGATAAAAGGCGCAATTGCATCCAATGATGCAGACAAGAGCTTTGTATTCAACTTTGATGACTCAAGCGATAGATTCATTCGCAAAGTATTCAATACCAATCCACAATTGGTTGCTGGCGGCGACTTCTATGCTGCTGATCAAGAGAGAAATTACTGGCTTGGTGAAACATTTGAGCAGGAAATTAGAGATGGCGCTGTAGATTCCCTAACTGGAAGTGCAACAAGCCTAGTTGGAAAGAAGGTCTTCGGTGTTATACAAGCTATCAGTAATGGAACTACCGGACCACACCAAATGCAGGTCTCAACTCAAGAAGCTCAGACCGGGTGGGTCATTGGTCAAGACCAAGGCGCTCCTGCGGCATATAACCCAGCAACCGCAGACAAGCTATTCAAGCTTAAGGGTCGCGGGCACGGTGAGTGGTTGAACAAGAATGTAAAGATTTCCATTGAAAAAATTCGTTACTCAACATCAAACACAACTGAGTACGGAAGCTTCTCTGTTGTTCTTCGTTCTCTACTTGACACAGACAGCAATCCAGTTGTTCTAGAAAGATTTGATAATGTTACTCTAGATCCAACTTCACCCAACTACATTGAAAAGGTAATTGGTAACCAATACTACGAGTGGGTTGAGTCTGAGAGAAGATTGCGCCTTTACGGTGATTACCCTAACCAATCCAAGTTTGTATATGTTAGCGAAGTTCAGGTTGCAAATGCTTCCTCAATTCCATTCGGCTACTACGGACCTCCTAACTTCCAGTCAGTTGTTAACTGGTCAGGCTCCGCAGCAGATAGCGATCATCTCCCACTTGTAGGAAGATTTATTGATGCAGATAGTGTCAATGGTGCTGAAGCTAACTTGTTCTTGAGTGGCACAAATGGTAACTTTACTGGCTCACTTGTATGGCCAGTTGCCCGCCTACGTCACTCTGCATCTGATGGCGGCTTGTCTGACTCAACTAACGCATACTTTGGTTTACAGACAACCAGAACTCGCGGCGGAACTCGCGGCGACTTCTCAATGAAAGATTACCACAGACTTTGGCTACAAAGTGGCTGGACAGATACGGATAGCGCTGGAATCGTAGCAAGCTCTTACATCTTTACTTTGGACGATATCATTGTTGATACCACTGGCGCTTTCTACTCCTCTGGATCTCGTGCAGCAGAGACTTCTAGAACCAGCGGGTCTTACAAGGATCTTATCGATGATGGTTACGACAAGTTTACAATGCCACTATGGGGCGGCTTCGATGGCTTTGATATCACTAAGCCCGATCCTGTCTTCAACGGCGGCATGACTGGCGGAACTGTGAATGATAAGAACAACTACATCTTTAACACATTCAAGAGAGCAATTGATACAGTTGCAGATCCTGAGTTTGTAGATATGAACTTGCTAGCTATTCCCGGTCTAACTAAGGACGGCTTGACCACCCACGCAGTAAATGTTTGTGAGGAAAGAGCAGACGCACTAGCACTCCTCGACCTACCTGATGTGTACAAGCCTAATCACGAGGTATACAGTTCACAAGCTAAGGAGAAGCAAGGCGATAGCCCAACTGTTGCAGCCAACAAGTTGCGCCAGCGCCAGATTGATTCATCTTACGGTGCCACATTCTATCCATGGGTGCAGACTGTAGATGAGCCAACCGGTCAGTCACTTTGGGTTCCACCAAGTGTTGCCATGATGGGTGTTCTTGCAAGCTCTGAGAGAAGTTCACAAATCTGGTTTGCTCCAGCGGGCTTCAATAGAGGCGGACTATCCGACGGTGCTGCTGGAATCCCTGTTACTGGTGTTTCACGCAGACTAACCTCCAAGGAACGTGATGTTCTTTACGAGTCACGCATTAACCCAATTGCAAGCTTCCCAAGCACTGGCATCGTAGTGTTCGGTCAGAAGACCTTACAAGAGCGCCCATCTGCTCTAGACCGAATCAACGTTCGTCGTCTAGTGATCTTCCTTAAGAAGCAGATTTCTATTCTTTCTACTCAGATTCTATTTGAGCAGAACGTACAGGCAACTTGGAGCCGCTTCAAGGGTCTTATTGAACCATTCCTTGCGAATGTCAAGACTCAGTTTGGTATCACCGACTACCGCCTGATTCTAGACGAGAATACTACAACACCTGATCTTGTAGACCAGAATGTTGTATACGCCAAGATTATGATTAAGCCAGCCAGAGCAATCGAATACATCGCTATTGATTTTATCGTTGCTTCAACTGGTGCATCATTTGACGATTGATAAATGGGGGCTTTTGCCCCCACCTACTACTTATTTATGAATACACAGGAGAACCTAACAAATGCCATTTTGGTCAACTAACTTCGGACAGGATGCAACCCTAAAAGATCCAAAACGTAACCACAGATTCATTGTTGAATTTGGTGGAATCAACGCCGTACCCGGTGGTGCTGTGGCTTGGTACGCCAAGACTGCCGCAAAGCCCTCATTTGCTATTGCTGAGAATGAGCACAAGTACCTAAACCATACTTTTTACTACCCCGGTGGTGTAACTTGGAACCCTGTTACTATCACCATGGTTGATCCAGTTGACCCAGACATGGCTGCGACTTTCTCTGACATTATTGTTCAGGGTGGCTATTCTCCCCCAACTGATACCACCAGTCTTGGCACTATTTCAAAGGCAAAAGCTGCCTCTGCTCTCGGTGCCGTGACTGTCACCCAGATTGATTCTGACGGCAACCCACTAGAGACTTGGACTCTTTGGAACCCATTCATTCAGGATATCAAGTATGGGGATTCCCTATCTTATGAAGATTCAAACCTAACTGAGGTTTCTATTACCCTTCGCTATGATTGGGCTAGAATTGAAACCACCAATGATTCCAAGGCGGTATCTTCTGGTGGCAGAGAGTTCTTCAAGATTTAATTTAGACAATATAAAACGCGAGGTGTAAATTGTCAAGAAATCAGGATCGCCTAGGCGGCGTTCAACAGCCTGATACGAGCCCTCCACCCCAACAGGGTGGTGGTGGTTTCTCGTTTGTGATTCCCACAGAGTTTGTGGATCTACCATCACAGGGTCGTTTTTATGCACAGGGGCACCCCCTGCATGGAAAAGACTCTATTGAGATCAAGCAGATGACTGCAAAAGAAGAAGATATTCTTACTTCAAGAACTCTACTAAAGAAAGGTGTTGCACTAGAAAGATTGTTGCAAAGTATTATTGTAAATAAAGAAATTAATCCAAAGACTTTGCTTATTGGTGATCGCAACGCAATTATTGTTGCGGCACGAGTATCTGGATATGGTAGCGATTATTCTACCAATGTTCAGTGCCCAGCGTGTAGCACCAAACAAACATATACCTTTGATTTAAATTCTGCCCATGTATATCATGGCGAAGATAATGAGAACCTTCGTGCAACAATAAACCCAAATGGCACAATAACTTGTAGATTACCAAAAACTCAAGTGGAAGTTGTTGCAAGACTATTAACTGGGCAAGAAGAAAACAAACTAACTTCAATTATCAAAAGCGACAACCAAGTATCTCAGCAGCTTGAATCTTTAATTATCAGTGTTAATGGTGACACTTCTCAGCAAGCTATACAATATGTTGCCAACAATATTCCATCAATGGACTCTCGCCACCTCCGACTAGCAATAAAAAAGGCTACTCCAAATGTCGATTTAACTCAGGAGTTCTCTTGCGAAAACTGTGGACATACGCAAGAAATGGAGGTGCCGCTCACGGCGGACTTTTTTTGGCCTGACCGATGAATATAATGAAGGAATCTACGAGCAGATTTTCTTCCTTAAGTACAATGGCGGCTGGAGTTTTGCGGAGGCTTATAGTCTACCTGTAGGGCTTAGAAACTGGTTTGTAAGGAGAACTATTAAACAATTAGAAGATGAAGCAGAGGCGATCAAGCAATCATCAAATGGTGGCGGAAGAAGCCAAACATTATCTTCTCAAAATCAGCCAACAATGCCAAAAACCTTCTAAGTAGGGCACCTTTAGGGTGCCTTTGCTTTTTTGTAGGAAGCCTATTTATAGGGAGAGGTAACTTTGTATGGCATTTACACCCGCTGAATTAGATGCATTATTAGAATCCGTTGAAAACGTCTTGCCTTCTGCAAGAGATTTAAGACGTGAACTGGAGGGTATTAAAAATGCTACTATTGAAGCTGCACGCAGCGGCGGTGAGATGGGCGCCCCGTCAGCAGAGGTCGTAGCTGCACTTAATAAAGAGCTTGAAAGAAGAGAAAAAGTCATTGAAGCATTGGAAAAGCAAAATCGACTAGCCAAAGAACAATTTGATGCAATAAAAGATAATGAAGAAGCAATTCAAAAACAATTTGATGCCGCCAAAAAAGTAAATGAAACAAAAATAGAACAATTAAAAAAAATAATAGAATTTACTGAGGAAGGCACTGATGCGTATAATGAAGCCGAAGCTGCTATACAACGATTACAAAAAGCAAATAAAGATTTAACTGATGCATCTGAAGAATATAATAAAAGTCTTCAAGAAACAAAACAAACTGTTGAGCAAATTGAGGGTGGGTTAAAAAGCATAGCAAGTGGAGATTTTGTATCAGGTTTTAAGCAAATAGGAAAGGGTCTAGCAAACTCAATTAAGCCTATTGGTGGCAAAATGTTCCAAAAACAAAAAGAAAAATTTATTTCTTCTTTGGCTCAAATAGGACAAAAACTTCCAGATGTAGCCGCAGCAGCAGGAATGGGAGCAGGGGGCGCTGGTACAGCAATGGCAGGATTTACAGCCGCTCTCGGGGGCGCAGGCCCAGCTTTAGTAGCTTTAGGTGCTGCATTATTTATTGTCTTGCCCTTGCTTATTGCGCTGGCGACCGCCATTGGCGTAACAGTTAAGATAGCACAATTTGCCCTTGAGCTTGAAAATTCTGCAAGACAATTAACAAAAGTGACAGGCTTATCTAAAGATTTCTCGCATGCAATGCATGAAAACGCAGATGCTTTAAGAGAATTTGGGGGCACTTCAGAAGATATCAATAATGCTGTAACAGCTTTGAATGCAACCTTCACAGATTTCAGCATGTTGAATACGACGAGCGCATCAAAAATTAAGGATACTACCGTCCTTCTTGGTAAGTTGGGCATGTCTGCTGATGACACAGCGAAGGGATTCCAAGTGTTAACGAAGGCTTTTTCTCAAACACCACAGCAGGCGGCAGATACCATGCTGGAGTTAGATGCTATAGCTCGTGATCTAAATGTAAGCACGGCTAAAATGGGAGCCGATTTTGCAGGAGCCTCAGCCCACTTACAAAAACTTTCTGGACCAGAAGCATTACAGGCATTTAAACAACTTGCTGTTGTTTCAAAGGCAACCGGTATTGAGGTTTCTAGACTTCTGGCAATAACTGAAAAGTTTGATACTTTTGACGGTGCTGCCACACAAGCAGGAAAGTTGAATGCCGCACTTGGTGGCAACTTTGTAAACGCTATGGAATTAATGACTGCAACAAACCCAGTTGAGCGTTTTGAAATGATAAGAGATTCCATACTTGACACTGGATTGGCATTTGATGAAATGTCATACCGCGAAAAGATATTCTTTGCAGATGCTGCAGGCATGGCAGATGTTGGAGAACTCGCTCTTGCTATGAGTGGTGACTTTGGCGCAGTTGGTGCAGAAATTGGAAAAACACAGGCAGAATTTGAAGCATCAGCTAAACGCGCAAGAGAATTACAATCTGTTCAAGAACAACTAAAAAATACTTTTGCTTCTCTAGTGCCAGTAATGAAGCCAATGATTGAGATGATTGGGGAACTAACAAATTATTTTTCAGAAATCATTTTGGAATATAAAGACGAAATACAAGGTCTGTTCAAGGGATTCGTAGAGTTTTTCCCTCTGATCGCACTCAGTGTTGGAATGGCGATGTCCCCGCTCATAATTTTGAGTGGAATAATTCTTGGTTTAGCTGCCCTATTTGGCAAAATTATATCTGTCATAGGGGAGGTAACAGGAGCATTCACATTCTTCAGAAAAGCAATAAGTGTAGATAAAAGCTCGCCCACTTTGTTGGAAGGATTATCACAAATGGCATCTGGTTTGTCAATGGTTGATGATTCTTCTGGCTCTGCCATGGGCTCTGTTGACAAACTTAAAGCTAAAATGAGCAGCTTCAGAGGAGAATTATTCTCGGGTGACAACAACTTGGTTGCTGGTGTTCAAATGACTGCAGCGGGAGTAGAGGGCATAGGCGATGCTTCCGCTAAGACAGCAGCGACAATGAGAGCAACTGCTCCTGTTATTGCAAACAATACAGCCATCAAGAATGCAACTAACAGTACTATAGTCAATAATAGTGGTAATGGCGGCGAAACAGGAATCAATATCAGATTTGATAATAAGAAATTTGCTGATCTTTTTGATGTTCAGGTTGAAAAGTCTATTGGCAGAGCAGCAAGAAAGGCGGTAATTTAAGATGAGCGAAGAAAAGCCTCCACAATTATTTAACAGAAACTTTTATTCTGATGATCCAGCATCGGGATTTGCAGATCTTGTTCCTGTAAAAAATAAAAAAGGTGAAATTATAGGTTATGATACAAAGCTTGTAAACACGGCATTACCAGATGGCTCTGATGTATATGCCAATTTCAATCAAACTTTTCTATCATTTCAAAATATTAGAACTGGTGGAGATAAAGTTTTCTTCAAGGCATTTATAACAGCATTTAATGAGAGTTACACACCAGATTTTAATCCAACACAAGTATTTGGTAGGACTGACCCAATTTATCAATACAAAGGCACGACAAGGGCTATCACTCTTGCTTGGAAAATGCCTGCTTCTTCAGACGGAGAAGCATATGAAAATCTTGTAAAAGTTCAAAAGCTTGTCGGTATGTTATATCCAAATTACACTAATTCTAGTATTGATGGCAATGCCCTTACACTCTCAGAAGCGCCGTTAGTTAGATTAAAAATGATGAATTTAATTCAAAAAGTTGGAACCAGTGAAACTGGTACAAGTAATAACCCACGACAAATTTTCAATGGCTATAAATCTACGTCTACCGACCAAGGATTGTTGGGTGTTATTACCTCCTGTACAATTAATCACAATCTTGAGGGGACCGATGGAGTATTTGAAAAAATTGACTACTCTCAAACAGACCCTGAAAACAAGAAAGGAAAAACCAAAAATACTATTCTTCCAAAGCTTATTGATATAAATATTAGTTTTTCTCCATTACACGAAACTACTTTAACTGGTAAAATGCCCATGCTTTATGGAGCGAAGATTTCAAACATGGA